CTATCCAAACATCATTATAATATACTGTGCCACCTGATGGTGGTGGGGGTTGTATTTCAAGTATGTTTGAATGTCTATGATATGTAAAGTTGTAAGAATCGAAAACATATCGTCTTATAGTGTCAAGGAAATCTCTTGCTATGTGGTAAGACACCAATGTATATCCAGAACCCCCACCTCTCATCAGTAACATATCGTACATACCCGCATTATACAGGTAATTTTCAACTGTGAAAAGTGTATGAATTGAGCCCGTGGTTTTTGTATCATATGAAAGAACTTCTGTAACATCTCCTGGCAGTTCATATTCTGTGACCCCGGCTGACAGAGCTACGGTAAAATATCTTTCAATAACACCCTGTCCTACTGCCCATTTGATAAATCTTTGGCGAGCATAGTCTATATGGTCTGATATCTGGGCATCGTCCAGTTCCACCTTTATTACAGGATAACCGAGTCTCCTTTTTATTTTTTCTATCAATTCAGATTTTTTGATTGGTCTATATGGTTTCAGAGGCATTTTATTCTCCAGCTTCTATTTTATCTTCAATATCCTTCTTCATAGCCACCAGTATTTCTATGGCATCATCAATAAAAGTAAATGCCATTTTATCATTATAATTCAGATATGATCCTTCAAGTGCCCTCAACATATCCATTATTCTATGAATATCAACTGGCACCTTTGCTAACGGATGTCTACTCCCAATGTCATCCTTCAATAATTTACTCATCTTGTTTCTATCCATTCATCCTGTACTGCATCCCAAAAGGGTTCAACCATTGGATTACCTATTTTCTGATGGGGTGTGACATATTTTGCCACCAATTCTTGATATTTATCCTTGAAAAATTTATCAACTGTTCTGGATGGTATTCCCCATGCGCCTTCTGCGGCATCGCTTGCCTCGTCAAGTTCCTTTACTACATCGGCAACTGCTTTTCTGTAAATCTTGTCTATTTTTTCCTGTGCAATCATCACTTGATCCTCTGCCCGTTCAATTGCATCATCCATAATATTATCAATTGTATTATAAATTACTTGCCATTCGGCTCTTGCCCTTCTGGCTTCCATATCGGCCTCTTTCAGATACTTTGTAATTTTCTTATCCACGCTCATTTTTCCTCCAACAATTCCTTGATTTCTTCCAGAAGTTCTATCGTATTTTCGACAATTTGCTGGGTCAAAACAATGTTACCTCTTCCAAACGCCCTGTCTGCATTGACTACGCCCTGCATAACCTGCACAAGTTTTGGTGGTATGTTATTATATCTGGACATTTCATTTCCCCCGAAAGACACTATAATTCTCTATTATTTATATTTTATTCAAGTAATTTTCCAGTATTGGTAAGCCAGCTCCAATCCTCTGCAACGGGTTCAATATCACTCAAAACGCCCCAAACATCGTCCTCTATCTCTGTCTTTTTTATCTCGAAAGATTCTTCCAGCATATCCAATGAAGTGAAATAACAGGCCCAGTACAGGGATGTAATAAGGTCATCTGGCATATCTTTCCCGAAAAACTTACCTTCTTTCTCTATAAATGTGGATATCTGGTCAATTGTGTCATAGTCAACCAAAGATAAACTACCATCTTCCACCAGTTTCTTCATCAGAATGACAGCCTTTGGCTTTGTTCTCCTATCCGCTCTTATTCCCAAATCCTTCATCTTTGCACCGGAATTGACAAGGCCAGGGTTTTCGTACTCCCACCATAGCCTTGAAACAACTGTAGAGCCCTCAGCATTGTTCTCCGCCATAACAAAAGCCGAGTTGTAATATATCGCCGTCCTATTTACAATGTCAGCAAATGTATAAACATCAATATAATTATCATTGAACACGGCGACCTGCTCAAGTTTGATTGGCTTGACTTGGACTATTTTCAATACTTGCATCGTGGAATAGTTTTCACCAGTACCCTTTGCAGTATCCACTCCGATGACATATGTTGCCTTTTCTATCGGTTTTTCATATATTTTCAACTTTCCATTTGACTGTTCGAGAACCGGCTGTACACATTTATCATACAATCCCTCGATAACATCGGAATCAATAACTGTATTGGTGGAACCGAGAAATTCAACATCATATTCCTGAGCAAATTTCTGTTTGCCCAGATTTTTTCTCTGGTCACTTGCCCATTTCTTGTCTCTGCCCGGAACATCTCTCCAAGTTGACCTGATGGGAATAAATGTATTCTCCTGTCTTTCGGCCTGTGTGTAAAGCCTGTGATAGAGATTGAACATACCATTTGGTGTGGAAATAATTACAACTCTCGATTCTGTCGAGGCCGCGATGGTGGGCAAGTTGGATGCCCAGAACTCTTCTGCCTTATGCTTCTGAACAAAGGCAAACTCATCGAGTATCAGTAGGTTGATGGTTCTACCACGGAAAGAATCCGGAGATGTGGCTGCCACCATAATTTTTGAGCCGTTATCAAAGTTTACGAATGTTTTGGAATATTCCTGTACGCCGGGCTTCATCCAGACCGGAAGCTCCTCGTACATTATTTTCAATCGGGAAAGAATATCAATAGCTGATATCTGTTTATTGGACGCGATGCCAATAGTCTTATCCTCATTGAACGCGGCATACCAGAGAGCATAAGCACACACAGTAGTCGTTTTACCACTCTGTCTGCTCCAAAGACCAATGACAAATCTCTCATCCTGTAATATTCTCAATATTTTTTTCTGATAAGGATAGGGCTCGAAATTGATTCTCCCCCTGTCTGGATGTACGATTTTTATATATTTCAAGAATTGCCATATATCTTGGGAACATTTTGACAGCTCGACAACCTCTTCGGGAGAATAAGAATACTCTTGAAGAGGCCTCTTTACAAAATCATCGTATCTGACTGGCACGCAAGAAAACCCCCATAAAACATACTTTCATATGTATTTATGGGGGCGAAACAATAAAAAGGGGAAACTGTTATAAAATCGGAGCTAAGTCCGTCATATCAAAGTGAAAAGCCTGAAATGGGTTCTCAAAGTCCATAGAACCGGAAGAAGGCTGAGTTTCAGAACCGTCCTCTGTATAAAACAATTCCTTGTCTTTACCAGTTTTCTTATCCTTTGTACAAGTTTTCAATGTCGCGGGCCTTCCCCACAGGTAATAAATATGTTTCAATGTTTCCTGTGTATATTTCTTATTGAGGGGAATACCGTTATATCTGTGAACAAGCTGGAGATGGCCGTCCTTATCAAGATTTCCATTTACAATCTCAATTTTTGGAATACCACTATTCGCGAAACTATTGATAATCAATTGTCTGACTTGTTCCGCTGTATGGCTTGTCCTCACATAGTCAATTGAGGCCACGGTTTCCTGTATCTGGTAAATATAAAGGTCAAGTCTATCAATCAAATCGACTGTGAGAAAATCTTGCATAAAGAACCAATCGGTATAGCTCCTCATAACCTCAAACATTTTCTCCCGGCCTCTCATTTCCTTTGTATCCCAACTCTCCTTGGTTTTGACATCGGTACAATTCTCGTAATCCGTACCATATCTGCCCTTGTTCCATCTCTCTTCAATTTCCTTCCACATTTCGGAACCAATCAAGTATGGGTTCATTCCCATCTTGTTTGTGGCTTTTACCAAGGAATTGCTGTAGTTATACTGTCCGTGTTCTTCAGCAGTAAGTAATTTTTCATCAAAAAGACGGTTCATAAAGATGTCGTGCCAATATGCCGCCCATCCTTCGTTCATATATTTTGTCTTGGAATATGGCCAGAAATATTGTCCTTCCATTCTCAAGATTTCCAGAATGTCTTTCTGCCAATCTTCCAGTATACGGGAATTGTCGATAATGAACCTCAATATATCTTCCGTGGGTTCTATCGGTGTAGTAGCCAATATTTTTCTCCACACACGGTTATTATAAACCTCACAGTCCTCGACTTTTCGTTCTTTTGTATCAATAAGAATATCACCGTAGGCGGCTTTGGAAGGAAGTTTCTTTTTCTTTATTTGCTCAAAGACCCTTCTCTTTCTCTCCATCTCCGTTTCAGTCTCAAATGGAGAAGAGTGCCATTGGAGTGCGTGTCCGGCATCCTCTGTTCTTTCCACCTCGTCCAGACCGTATATTCTTTCATAGTCATTGAACCTCTTCTGGGCGGCGGCCAACACTTCAACAATGTCCTCACGGGAGTTTCTGTACCACTTGCTTTCCGTAAAGAAATTGACATGCGCATAGACGTGCGCCATAACCAGAACTTGAACAGACAAAGTATTGGAGTTCATCAAGAAGGCTCTGGATGGATTATCGTGAACAACCAGCTCAAGAGGAAGGTTCGGGTCTGCCGTGTCGAATACAGTTTTCAGTCTTTCATAATCCCTACCGTATTTCCAGTTGGAAATATTTGTGGGGGCCCTATACGCCAAAATCTCCATCATTTTCTGTGGAGGCACCACATCAAACTCAACCGGAAGGCATTTCATTCCATACTCTTCAACGAGCTGTTTGATCCTATCTTCAATTTTTATCAATCTCTGAAGGTCACTCTTTTTCATTATTTTTTATCCTTCTTTTTCTCAAATAGCATATGTTTGAGCGCTGGATATATGTGCTCTTTCCCCTTTATAATACAGGCCAGAAAGTGCTTTTCATCGTCCTTATAGAAATTGGTTCCGGCCTCTGTTTCAATCTTGAAATTGAAAGTGTTGGTATACTTCTCCATCAAATTCCCGTGTGGTGCGTGAAAATATCCTTGAGAAGAAATATGAATTTCACAGTATCCCAGCATATTGATTTTCTTCTCAAGAAGTGCCTTGGTGGATTGCATTGTAGCATCGGGGTCAAAATCCTCACCATCGGAAACATATACTACATATACATTCCATTGGTCAAGAGGATATTCCCTTTCAACCAATTCCTTCGCAAGGTCAAAAGCCGTGTGACAATAGGTTCCCCCACTCTCACCTTTTTTGAAGAAAGTCTCTTCATCTACCAGAGAGGCCATTGTATGATGAGCAATAAATCTTATTTGAACGTGATTGTAGGATTTCTTCAAGAACTCGACCATCCAGAACAACATTGAACGAGCAAGATATTTTTTCTCGGGCGTCATCGAACCGGAAGTATCCATCATAGCAACAACAACCGCATTACTATGAATTTCAAATTCTTGATCCATTTGCTTGAACCTCAAATCCTCATCTTCAATAAAGAGGGATTGGACATCAGCATCAGGATTGACCTTATTGTTTTTTACGAGTTCAATAGCAATTACCAAGTCACCATAGGCTGTCGCAAGAGCCTTGTAAGCTGTTTCCTCATCACAGGATGTCGCCTCCATAATTTCGGCGGCATAAATTGCCATCCTTTTTATGGATTCTTTGATTGTTCTTCTCTTGTGTATTCGGGGATGAATGCCCACTTTGGAAATAGTTTCAAATTTCCATCCTGAAGGAACAAGTAACTCCGCCTTGGTTTTTTCTTCAATATATGGAAGCCCCAAATCTTCAAACATAATGTTGATAAGATAATCTATATCAACTTCTGTTTCCATATAATCTTCACCACGAACATTACCGGCCTTTTCGCCGTTTTTTCCCTTCTTCGGCCTGCGGCCTATAATATCTCCCGCCTTACCTTTTCCCTGACCAACACCACCAGAAGTTCCGGTACTACCATAAACGAAGCGATAATCCCTCAATCCCTTGACGGGAACACGCACAGTTTTACCGTGCTTTTGAGTAATTATAGATTCCTCGGCAATAATATCTTTTATATTTTTTCTGATTGTATCTTCGATTTTCTCGCGGTGCCGGGCGGCATCTTTCCTACCTTTCGAAGATAAATCCCAATTTTCATGCGAAATAATAGCCATATTGAAACCCCTTTTTATTATGTGGCGGTGGCAGAGAAATCTGCCACCGCCATCTCCCGAAGCATCTCACACCGATTTGGAGGAGATATTACTCTTCCTTGCGAAGGATTTCTCCCACGAAGGAAAGAAGAATGTTAGCACACTCTGGACAGTATCCGCGGTTGGTAAGATTTTTGACGGCGGACTTTCTCTTCATCTGTGTTCTCTTGTCCGTTGCAGACTTATCAGCAAGGGTAAGAGACACAACATTTTTGAGATCGCTCATCAGTTTCTTTTCAATCGCGATACGAAGAGGATCATAGGTCTTGAAGGTGAATAGTTCACCCTTCTCAAGCTGGGCGGATTTGTAAACGAATATACCGTTTCGAAATTCCGTTTTGGAATTGACAGGAATACCAATATACTCTTCGATCTGCCTCATCAATTTCTCATCGGGATCACTATATTCACCCGTAATCGAGTCTTGGATTTTCTCCTTACGGCAGAAAGCGTCCGCATTACGAATATAGTTCTCGAAGAGAGATTGTGCCTGTTCCTCATAGGCGGAGAGGAACGCCATATTTACTTCCTTCTTGGCGATATCCTTGAACTCGGCACTTACAGATTCTTTTTCACCGAGAAGAAGTGTAAGATACTTTTTCGCTTCCTCTTCCGTGATACCAATCTGGTGCTCGAAATTGGAACGAAGTGCTCTGATAATGTCAATAGGATTGACACACTTCTTTTCCTCTTTCTGCCCGAGGGCGATGTTGAGGGCGTTGATGATGAATCTTGGAGAAATACCCTTCATTCCCTCACCCTGCTCCCTACCTTCCATATGAAGAGCTTTCACATCAATTTCCTGTTTCTTCAGCTCTTCTGTGATTTCCCCATTGTAAATCCTCATCTTCTGGACGATAGAGGAAACCTTATTGGATGGCGCCAATCTTGTCAAAATGGCAAACTGGGCGGCGACCTTCAAAGTATTTGGTGCAATATGTATTCCACGAAAATCAGATTCACGAATCATCTTCTCGTAGATTTTTATCTCGTCATCCACACGGAGGTTCCAAGGAACAACAATAGGATACATTCTATCGTGGAGAGCCTCGTTCTTCTTCTCTGATCGGAATGCATCATATTCCGTCTGGTTCGTGTGGGCTAAAATCAATGTATCAATGTACATTTGTGGGAAGCCCGGTGCTTTGATCATCTGTTCCTGAGCAGCAGTAATCAATACATAGTGGAACTTCACATCAGCCTTCAATAACTCGATGTACTCAATCACTCCACCATTAGCGACCTGCAACTCACCGTTGAACTGATATGCCCTTGGGTCTGTTTCACCATACCTTGTCATCTTGGACATATTGACACGGCCGATAAGCTCGGAAATATCCTGAGATTTCGGATCGGATGGCTGGAATGTTCCAATACCAACTCGCTTCTGCTCCGAAAACTGGATAGTCGTGACAGGAACCTCTTCCCATTTGATATGACCATCTTCTGCAAGATAGCTTTCCTCAACCATCTGCTGGCAAGCAGGGCAGAGTGTTCCCTCAACTTTTACGCCGAGCATCTCTTCCCATTTTGGGCGGTCATCAAGAGGAATGAGATGTAGAGGTTCTTCGTGGATAGGGCATCCCTTGATTGTATATTTCGGTGTCCTATCTCTTTCCAGACCCCTCTTGATGAGGGCGGAAATTGTGGACTTACCCGAAGCCACGGGGCCCACCATAATAAGGATCCTCTTACCAGTTTCGGTTCTTCGTGCGGCAGCCTTGAGAAACTTCATAATATCGTGGAGTGCCTCAAGGGTTCCATAAATCTTGTTGTCAAAAAATTTGTAGCGCACCAGATCTTCATAACCTCTGATTTTGAGGGTATTGTCTACATCTTCTGTACCATACCTCATAATCATATTGAAAATCCTGCCCGGTGCAAAGTTGGCAATATCCGGATTATTCTTTACCATATAAAGGTAATCCAAACATTTTCCTTCCCATTGGGCGACTTTGCGGTCTTTGCGCTGATCTAATATGATGCTTCGGAAATCTTTATTCATCATTATTCGCCTCCATCTGTGTTTTTGCTTCTATCTTTTTAACATCTTGTCCGTCTTTGAGATATTTCAGGATTGTCTCCCTATCAGTAATAACCAATCTATCCCTACCCGCCGGTTGTTGCCCGGCAAGTAATCTACTTTTTATATCAAGTTCTTTTTCTTTTAATTTTAACACATCTCGTTTAATCTGTAAACTATCTATATTTGACTTATTTATCATAATTTGAGTTGAGGCTTGAGTTACTGAATTTATTATCAAACTCGCCACTTCAACAAGTCTCGCTGAAAAATTACCGTTCTTCAATTCCGCTTCGATCTGGTCGAGAATGAAATTGGCTTTGGTAATGTTTTTTCTCAAAATCTGTTCCGGTTCTTCTTGACCACCTTCTTGAGTTTGTGCCTTATTCAATTCATTTTGAACATCCACGACCTCAATGTCAAGAATTTCCTCAAGATTTTTTCTATGTAATTCTGGCATAATGTCACTCTCCTACATTTATATGCCTATATTTATATCTATAAGATTATATCATTTTTTTACTATTATGTAAATAGTAAATTTTAATCAAAAAAAACCCCCTCTACGAGAGAGGGGGTTCAGTTTTGTCATCTCCTAATTTACATTAGGATGGTAGACCGCTGATATCAACCTTCTTGTAGTAGAGGTTACTACCGAAGATGTGCTGGTGGATAGCATATCTGCTCATCAAACCAACGGTTGGATGGAAGGACTGCTCAAAGATAGTCTTTGATACCATCAGCTGAATGTATGGAAGGTAAATAATACCTGCATCATACTCTGATGGGCCCTTGTAACCAACTGTCATATAGTCGGATGCGGCAAATGTGTCTCTGTAGACCGTAATACGGCCATCAAGAGAACCCATCTTGGAGATACCCGCTACGAGAGTATTCATATCGCCGTCAGTTGGGTGAATAACGAAACTTGAAAGACCTTCGAATGCGGCACAAGTATATGGGGATGCCAGTACGAAATTACCAGCTCCTCTACGAGTGTCAATCGCGATCTTGTTGGCTCTACGAACAACCACGTTGTAGAGGTTTCTGTATTTCTCAGATTCCCATCTTCCATCCGCGGATGCTGAATATGACCAAGTTGTGGTTTCCGCAATACCGTTCACGACATTGACGATCTCTCTGTCAATTTCCGCCGTAATTTCGTATGCAAGAATGTCCATCATCTCCTCTTCGAGATCAAGACCGTGCATTGCTTTGAGGTCTTGTGCAACTTCAAGTGACCATCTGCTTCTCAATTTTCTTGTCTTGGCTTCTACCTGTGCCTTTTCAACCGTGAGGTTTACTTCGTTGATGGGGGTTCCCGCACCAACACCGAGGCCGACATCACCAGTAACATTAGAACCGAGAATTTCACCAGCAGATGTGATGTAAGATCCAGAATAGGTAGTATCCATCGTATTATAACCGAGCTCCGTACCAGGCGCTCCAGCATAATTTGATGCACCACCGGCTCTGAATCTGAGCGCGAACGCCAGCCCTACCGGGCCTGTGAGTGGCTGAACACCAACGATATCGTGGGCAATCAGCTCAGGGAAAGTACGTCTTACCATCGGAACGGCAATCTGATGAAAATCACCGGAAATCGCATAGGGCGATCCACGGCCGACTTCTGACCAGTTTCCTGCTTCCGTGAGGTACTTATATTCGTTCTCGAGCATAAGAGCCGTAGCTTTTTTGATCTTCTGAGAGCGAATTTTATTTCCCTCGGCGAGAACCTTATCCCATTTCTCAATCAACTGCTTTGTTTGTTCTCTCATTTCAGAATCTTCCTCCTATAAAATTTAGAATTTATTCTCTTTCAGAATGGTGACAACTCCCTTCAGATACTTGCTAAAAGGATCGTCACTTTCCTCGACCGGCTTTCCTTCCTGATCTTCGACCTCGATTTTGCCTTGACCCATATCCTCCGCTGGAGTTGGTTCATCAGCATCTTTCATCTTGGCGCCGCAGGATGGGCAGGCCATTGCGGAGCACGCACCTTTTGTGGTTGCGTGAGAACCGCAGGATGGGCAAACACAATCATTTGTCTTTGCCTCTGCATCAGGCTCCTGGCTGCCTGGCTTTAGACCAAATTCGGCATCCGGTGCTTCCTGTTCGAGAATGGTGTCAACAACAATCTGGAACTTTCTGTCGATTTCTGTTTTCTCATTCAGATCGCCCAGAAGGTCGAGAACCTTTCTCCTCTGTGCCTCTGTGAGGCCGTCACACTTCTTTCTCAAATAGAGATGAGATGCAAGAGCACGGGCATCTTCTTCTGCCTGAATTCTCTTTGAAGTTTCTTTGTTGAGTTCATCTTTCAGTTTGATGATCTCTTCTTTTGCTTCGCGGAGAAGGCCTTTGATTTCCTCATTCAGAACTCCCTCATCAATAGCAAGTCTTACTTTGAATTCCTGAATGACTTCATCATAAAGTTCGCCCTTCTTTGCATATTCCACAACTTTATCAGGCAACTTGAGTTCTTCTTCAAGAACGGTATCTACAAAATTGGAAAACTTTGATGTGATATCGCCTTTATATTCCTCAAACTTGCCCTCGTATTCCTCGATGAGTTTCTCAGATTCTTCCTTGACAAGCTTGTCTGCTCTCTCACGGGATTTTACATCCACGATGGCTTCCAGCTTCTCTTTTACGGCTGAAATCTGTGACTCTTCGAGTTTCTCAATACCGAGCACTTTCAAGATTTCTTCCATCTACTCTTCCTCCTGTATTATTTTTTACTCTTAGACTCAGAGAGTCTTTTAAGTCTTTTCTTTGGTTTCTTCGATTCGACAACTTCATCTTCGATATCTGCATATTCGTCTGCTATGGTATCATCAACCACTTCATCGTCTACTACATCCATTTCGGATGTATCGTCATCAAGATGTGTCTCATCGAAATTCCAATCTCTATCTGTCAGTTCGAATGGAGGTTCGAAGGCCGAGAGAATTTCCTCTCTGATCCTTTTGCCTTCAGCATCAAGAACATTTGGGTCAAGGCTATAGATGAAATTTCCCATCCTATCGAGAAGCTCGTCCATATCAAAGCTTTCTTTCAAACATCGTTTTGGATCTCTCTTGCGAAGCCTCTTTTGATCTTTCGCAAGAAACTCATCAATTCTATCAAGAATAGACATACTTTCCTCCATTTGGAATTATTTATCGGTTTTTTGATTGTTTTGAACAGATTGGTTAAAACACAGGATTATCAAGGGTTTTCAGTTACAGTTTTTTATTTTGGTGTATATTTTTTACATACGCCGTTCAATGATACCCAAAATGTAAGTGTTCCATATTTTCTGGATATTCTTATATTTTGTGGATTTACACATCTATTTTTAAATTTGCCTATATCAATGTGAAGGCAGGTTGCACAGACATCGATTTTTCTCTCCTGATATCCGGCCTCGAAATATTGTTCATCTTCATAGGTAGTCTCTTTTTCCGCCAAATATTTTTCCACCACTCTCTCTATTTCCATTTCAAGCGTGTGCCTTCCCTACTATTTTTTGCTCCTGTTTTATTTTTTCAACTTACTTCTGAGCGACGCTAATTCTTCCTGTGCAAGTTTTAGATTGGTCTTAATAAGACTTAGATGACTATCGGCATACTCATCCGCCTGTTTATCATCTTTTATACTCTTCCAATGTTCCTCGGCTTTTTGATATACTACTTTTTTCCTTTCTATCTTTTTTTGAAGCTCAATAATTTTCTTTTTGATGGGTTCATTCTGTTTGGCCTTCTTCTCATCCGTTCTCCAATACCTACCAGAATCTACCATGAGATTCTGCGCTTGGTTCCTGCTTCAAAGAGGCTGCCAACGATACTGCTGTTGGTCTTATATCACTCTCCACAGGCGTAACTTTCCGAGGAACTCTCGGTAGTTTTGCTGCTAAATTCTTGAGATTGATGGCTGCGTTTAGGTCGCGGTCATGTATTGCACCACAGTCGCAAGTCCACTCCCTATCTGATAACTTCAACTCCGAGTTGATGCAACCACAATGCCTGCATAGACGCGAAGATGGGAAAAATCTGTCGGCGACTATCAATTCGGAGCCGTACCAAACTGTCTTGTATTCCAGTTGCCTGCGAAACTCGGCAAATCCGACATCGCTGATTG